GGAGGCCATGAAGGTGCTTGACGCTCGCACCGTGCACCGCGCCGCAGCGGCATCTATCAAGCGGGTTAAGGATCAGGTTAAGACGGACGCAGTGCGCCGGATGGTTAAGAAGTACAACATCAAGCAGGGCGACCTGCTGCAAAAAGGCAGCGGAGCAGAGCGGGTGCGCGTGACCGGATATTCCCCTGATGGCCTGACGGCAACCATTACGTTTGCTGGTGGAGGTATCAGCCTGTCGTATTTCGGGGCGGTCGATTACCGGCTGGTGAATGGTCGCCTGGTGAAACAGAGCCGCACCAATGGCGGGTTGGCTAGCCGTAAGGAGCAGAAAAATAGAGGCGTGCGGGTGGCGACAGAGCGCGGGACCAAGACGGCAAGCCTGCGGGCGTTTATGGCCGGTGTTGGTTATGGCGGAAGCAAGAAGAAGGGCATCGGACCTACCGGACAGCATATCGGGGTGTTCCGCCGCACTGGCAAAAGCAGGCTGCCGATAGCGGAGCAGAAGATGATCTCGGTCGCCAGCATGATCCAGAAGGATGATGTGTTTAAGCCGTTGGCGGCCTTTGCGCACAGTAAGCTGAACGAGAGGTTTGTGCATGAGTTGAAGCGGTTGGGGTTTGGTGGTTTGTCATGATCCCCCGCACCCCCATTCTGGTTGAGGGCAGCAAACCAGACCACATTCAGCCAGATCAGGGCAGAAAATTCACGGGTCCTGTGGGGCAAAAACGCCATGCGGGGCGCCAGACGCCCGAAGAGTGAGTCCATTTGAAATTTGGTCGGCTGTTGAAAGAATGAAATTTCATCCTGATTTTGAGGTGTTGCATGTATCAGCCCAATATTGACAACGCTGCCCGGCTGGTTGCCATGAACATGCTGGGGGTGCCGATGGCCTGCCCCAGCTGCGGCGCCGAGTGGTCCGACCAGGTGGCCGGGTCGTTCATGTCCGGCGAGCGGTGCAAATGTGTCAAGTGCGGATTTTACGGCAACTGGCGCTGCGGCACCCTGCTCAACGGCAAGCATATCAAAAATGCCGAATTTGTCGTCCTGTTCTCCGCCTTCTCACTTTTCAGGCATCCCACCCCGGCCGACTTCAAGGCCATAGCTGATCAGATGCAGATGTCGGTTGAGTATGTGCGAGAGTGGCACGGCCGCATTGATTCCTACCTGCAGCGCAAGGGGGCCGCGTGACCCCTGTCGCCTCCGTAACCGATCTGGATGCCATCCGCGCCCAGGTCGAAGAGCGCCGCCGCTACGAAGAGGAAACCTTCGGCGGAGAGCCTCCTGCCGGTGGTGGCGGTGGCGACATCACCACCAAAGTGGTGGCCGCCTGCCTGCATCAAAACGAGCGTGGCGATGGCGTGCTCTTCAGCCGCCTGCAGCGCGGCAAATTCCTCTACGTCAAGCGTACCGGCCAGTGGATGACCTGGAACGGCGTACACTGGCAGATCGACACCCGCAACCTGGCCATGGCTGCCGTTGAAGAAGTCGCCGCCCGCTATGACCTGGAGCGCCAGAACTACGACAAGATGATCGCCGAATTACCGGACGACGAAAAAGACAAGTGCAATGGTAAAAAAACTTGTCAGTGCAAAGAGTGCTCGTTTTCCAGAATCAGGAATACATTTGCCCGCCGGGTCGAGCGACTGCGTAGTGTCAAAGGCGTCGACAACTGCCTCAAATTCGCCCACCAGATCGGCGTTGAATCACTCGCCATCGTCGGTGATGAAATCGATCAAAAGCCGTGGCTGCTGCCCTGCAAAAACGGCGTGGTCGATCTGCGCACCGGTCTGCTTCAGCCTGGCCGGCCAGATGATCACCTGGTCACCGCCATACCGGTTGAATTTCCCGATTGCGGCCACTACCTGGCCACCGGCGAAGGCTCACCCTGCCCCACCTGGGAACGGGTCATGCTTGAAATCCACCGCGAAGATGCCGAACTGGCCGCCTTCGTACAACGCTGGATCGGCTACAACATCACCGGCCTCATCCGCGAACACTACATCGGCGTCTTTGTCGGGGCCGGACGCAACGGCAAAGGCACACTCTTTGAAACCGTCAAGGCCGTCATGGGGCCGCTGGCCTGGTCCATCCAGCCCGATATGATCCTCGAACAGAAAAACCCACGTTCCAGCGCCGGGCCATCCGCCGACCTCATGAGCCTCTACGGCAAGCGCCTGGTTATTGCCTCCGAGACTGACGAAGGCAAACGGATCAGCTGCGCCCGTGTAAAATGGCTTACCGGCGGCGATTCAATCAGCGCCCGCAGCCCGCACGACAAATTCGAGATCAACTTCCGTCCCAGCCACAAGCTCAACCTCTACACCAACCACGTACCCAAGGGATTAACCAAAGACTTTGCCCTGCTCCAGCGGCTGCTCTTCATCGAGTACCCCCTGCGCTACGTCGATGATCCGGCCGAAGAGGCCAAACGCGACCCGGCCAACGCTGGCATATACCGCAAAAAAGATCCCGAGCTTATGGACAAGCTGCGCAAAGAATACCCCGGCATCCTGGCCTGGCTCGTTCGTGGCTGCCTGCTCTGGCAGGCCCAGGGCATGAACCCGCCCCCCAGCATCAGGGCCAACGTCGACAAACTCAAACATGATGAAGACATCTTTGGCCAGTGGTTCACCGACTGCTGCGAAGAGAGCGACCCGGGCTGGTACACCCACACCAAAGAACTCTATGGCGTCTTTGAAAAATGGTTTCACGAACACAAAGACGAAGCCCAGCCCAGCAAATGGGGCTGCACCAGACAAAAAATGGGCGATTGGATCGACGCCCGTGGTTACAAGCGCGAGAAAATAGGCGGCCAGATCGTCGTCTACGGCATCAGCGTCAGGCCAGAAATCAGCTTCGCCTGATGATCCATCAATCCACTGGTCTGATCCATGGAGGGGGCCGGGGTGGTAATCACCCTGTGGATAAACAGGATAAAAGATAAAATCAAACCCCCCTGATTTTATCCTGCAAAGTTATCCTGTTAAGCATTTCGCATGGTTAGGTATCAAAACAGGATAAAAGATAAAAATCCTGCAAACCTCGCGCGAGAAATAGGTAAAGGCGCAAAGAATCGATTTTGAAAAAGTTAGTTTTATAGGAATTTTATCTTTTATCTTGAAAAGCGGTATTAACTAAGCGGAATTGTTCAGCAAGATAAAATGCCAAGATAAAATCAGTCCTTAAAATTTTATCTTTTATCCTGCTGGAAAGGAAACCATGAACCTGATCGACCTCATACCCTTTGAGATGAAGCGGGTCGGAGCAAAAGACGGCGGCGAGTACCACGGCCCCTGCCCACTCTGCGGCGGCACCGATCGCTTCCACGTCTGGCCCGGGCAAGGTGATCATGGCACCTGGTGGTGCAGGGGCTGCAGCAAAGGCGGAGATGCCATCCAGTACCTGCGGGATGTTGAGGGCATGGGTTACAAACAGGCATGCCAGCGGCTGGGGGTAGAAGCAAAAGAGCTTGATCCGCTGCAGGTCCCGCCCGTCAAGCCGGTTTCAGGCTTCACCCCCAGCGACAGTGTTGCCCCTGCTGACAAATGGGCTGGAAAAGCCGGGAACTTTGTCACCCACTGCCAGCAGGCCCTGCTGGAAAACAAAACCGCCTGTCAGTGGCTGGCAGAACGGGGCATCGACCAGAAAACAGCAGAAAAATACCGGCTGGGGTGGAATGGAAAAGACTTCTGGCGAGATCGCACCGCCTGGGGGCTGCCGGAAGAACTTAAACCAGACGGCAAACCAAAAAAACTATGGATACCTGCCGGACTGGTTATCCCCTGGAGCGTAGCCGGTAGGTTGCACCGCCTGCGGATCAGGCGGCCAGAAGGTGAACCACGCTACTACGTGGTGCCTGGATCAGGACGCAGCCCCATGATCAGCCGACCAGATGCAGCGGCATATGTAGTGGTTGAAAGCGAACTTGACGCCATCCTGCTTGACAGCCTGGCCAGTGATCTGGTCGGCATCATTGCCCAGGGCAACAGCACCGCCAAGCCTGATCAGGCCACCTGGCAGCCGCTCCAGCAGGCCGTCAGCATCATGGTGGCCCTTGACACTGACGAAGCCGGAGCAAAAGCAAGTGTCTGGTGGAAACAGCAGCTATCCACTGCCACCCGCTGGCCGATAGTCGGAGGCAAAGACCCCGGTGATGCCTACAAGGCCGGTATTGACCTTCGGGCATGGATAACAGCCGGACTCCCACCGGCGCTCAAAGTTAAACCAGCAGCATCATGCCTGCAACCGGCAACGCCACCCCCGGCACCACCAAAAGCCACCGTGACTGTAGCAACCATAGCCGGTCACAGCATCCACATAACTGATGATCAAGCCACATGGCGCAAACTTATGGATGAAGGCCAGACAGCCTACAGCAACCACGAACTGCAGCGCCTGGCGCAAGCCGTACAACTGGCAGATGAGCACGCAGACCACACAAAAGAGATCATCATGACCGCTAAAGAGATATTTGGCGGATATATCCTGAAAACGGAGGCCCTTTCATGAAAGCAACAGACCTGATCAGCAGACTGCAGCACCTGGTAAAGCAGTACGGGGACCAAACCGTTTATCTGGATGTCTGGGCCTCTGGCCTGCTTGAGATTGGTGAGGTTGATGTTGATATGGATGACACCGGCATAGTGATCTGGCGCAAGGATGAAGAAGGGTAACG